GTGTTGTACCCGCATCTGATGGTACGTAGAAACTCTCGTTTATTACTGAAACTTCTACTCCTGGTGATGTTAAAGCCATTTTTCGTATTCTCCTTGCAAGTTACGTGTATACTAGAGTTATTTATTATATCGTACGGTTTTTACGACAGAATTTACCATTTTCCAGGTGCCTATATAGGCGACGTAAATATGCTTATGCGATACCGAGATAGACCCATATGTAAACAGTGTAAATCCAAACCCAGAGCTTATGCTTACCAACGGAATAGCAAGATATACTGGCGTAGTTTGTGTGACACCTGCAGTAGGAAAAAAGCAGGGAAGCGTGTTGGGGGTGTGACCCCCTTACAAAGATCAGGATACAAGAAACACAAAAAGTGCGAACTCTGTGGATTTAAGGCACAGCAAGTGAACCAATTGGATGTGCTGTTCTTGGATGGGAATATGAGGAACACCTCTGTGAATAATCTAAAAACAGTGTGTGCCAACTGTCAGCGATTAACCAGTGTGCGTAGACTTGGTTGGCGTGTGGGTGATCTTGTGGCTGACGATTAAGTTATCAACTTTGTCAAATAGTTCTTGCTTTGTGCCGTCGTTGTCTAAGACGTGATCGAATTCCCAACCCATCCAATCCCACTCTGATTTATGGGCACCACGTTCCTGCATCTGTTCTCGTGTGGGAAGTTCGCCACGTTTCACGAGTATTATTTCACCGCCATACTCTTTGATCGTTTTCAATTCATTCTGGAATCTAGTGTCAGATATCACGGTTGGTCGACCATCATACCTCGACAGGCAACTGTCAATCCATATGGCATCGTGCATGTGCTGTCTCATAACCTCCGTGCCAAAATGCTGTAACACCCATCTCGGTGTGACTGTCTTGCCAAACTTTTTTGACCAGAACTTGTCGGGCTGTTCCCTCCACTGCCTGCTGTCGTCACCGTTGCCTTCCAGCATTTCGCGATCCCAGTTGAACATGGCGCTCACAGCATCCTTGAGACTCTTGGCGAATGAATCCCTGCGGAATCCGTGTTTCTGCTCTAATCTCTTTGATACGGTATCTTTACCAGAACCTATTAATCCTACCACTCCTATCAGCATAGGATTATTATACTATTTTTTCAGACGTTTTTCAATCTCTTTGATTGCTTTTCTCACGGATCTCAGTATTGAAGCCCTCAAGGTTTTCTTGCGTTCTTTCAACGCCTTGATGCTCATAGTTTCCAATTCCTCTACCAACTTTTCCAGTTCGTCCAGCGTGAGGTCAGAGTAATTCTTGTAATTGGATTTTTTCATCAACACTATTTAGATGTGATCTGATCGGAATTAACCAATAACAAAACTGTGTGGTGTTCCGCCTTCTTGGAAGTTGCCGATCTCTTGGTCGAGCCTTTCCATCTCCGCGTTGCCTTCGTTCTTGAGTGCGTCACCGTTCAGTGTGGTTCCACCCTGTGGACCCGCTATGGTGTTGAACTTGCCTCTGGCCTCGCCCAGCATGACCTTACACACGGCCAAGGTGTAGTCCCTGATCCACGGTTTGGCGTAGATATCCTTGAATAGTGTGATGTCCGGTCTGTAATTGTCGGTGTGCATCAACACGGTCTCGTTGTCGGCCCTTGGTCTCTGTGTTATGGTCAGTTTCTTTGTTGCCACGTCAAAGTGGAATTGTATGAAACTACCAAACATCTTGCCCACAAGTTCTTGATAACTCGCGAAGGCGTAGTAAGTGGCAAGCCCGCCGGTGGCGCCTGCCCTTAAAAGATATGTGTTGGTGTAGGCCAAGTTGAATGGTTCAAACAGTGTTCCGCCCTCACCGCCTTCCGTTCTTGATCCCACGGTCCTCCTGTTGAGGTTCCTGACATTGATCACCTCGTCTGGTAGGATGTATGAATTTTGGTTCTTCTTTAATTCTAGGAAAGCATAGGATTCTTCGACAGCGTTTGATGATCTCTGCCTGTATCTGTTCGTGGCCCTCTCCAGTGCCGTTTGGTAGTGTTTTGGGTCCAATTCCACATCAATCATGCCCTCGCCGAGGTTGTTCTTCACATAATCAAATATTTCCTGTTGTCCTGTTTGAAGTTCTGACATACTCATATTTATTGCTTTGAGCTATACAATAAATATGTATGATATGCCTAGATTGTCGATTTTCAAGCCCGAAAAAGGGAATGACTACAAATTCTTTGACCGTAACATCAAGGAGATGTTCACGGTGGGAGGCACTGACCTACACTTCCACAAATACCTAGGTCCATACGATCAGGGAGATACCAACAAGGACGGACCTGCATCTCCCAGCCAACCCAGGGTTACAGGCAGTGACTTAAACGAGACCACAATACAAGATCTGCTGTTCTTAGAGAACAGGGATCGGAAATATTCAGACGATGTTTATGTTGTGAGGGGTATCTACAATGTACAGGACGCGGATTTCAACCTTTCACAGTTTGGAATGTTTCTACAGAACGACACACTGTTCCTTACAGTACACCTGAACGACATAGTGGAGAGGATAGGCAGGAAACCCATGTCGGGAGATGTCATAGAGTTCCCACACATGAAGGAAGACTACAGCCTAGATGAAAGCATACCAATAGCACTAAAAAGATATTATGTAGTAGAGGATGTCAACAGGGCCGCGGAGGGATTCTCACAGACTTGGTGGCCACACCTACTAAGATTGAAGATGAAGACACTAGTGGATTCACAGGAGTTCAAAGACATAATTGGCGATGCCACGACGGCAGGATCAGTGGCCAGTTACATGAGCACCTACAACAGGGAGAAGACCATCAATGATCAGATAGTGGCACAGGCGGAACAGGATGCTCCAAAATCTGGATTCAATTACAAACAGTATTATGTGGCACCAATCGACGAACGCGGAAACATTCGAACGGAGAATGTGAACACTGAGGCACAGAGGGCCAGCAGTGACAACACTGTCAACGCCGTCATAGACACCCCGGCCAGTTCACACTATGGCTTCTACCTAGACGGAGATGGCGTAGCACCCAACGGTAACCCAGCGGGGTTTGGTATATCGTTCCCAACGTCAGGTGTTGACCAGGGAGACTACTTCCTGAGGACGGATTACCTGCCAAACAGGCTGTTCCGTTATGACGGCGCCAGATGGGTTAAAGTTGAGGATTCTGTTAGGATAACTACAACCAACAACGACTCTAGAGCCAACTACAAGACTAGTTTCGTAAACAATTCAACTAGCTCTACGATTAACGGACTGACTGTTGAACAGAGACAGGCATTGACGGATGCTTTGAAACCAAAGGCTGACAATTAAAGATGTTACACTTTTACGAAGGACAGGTAAGGAAGTTCCTAACTCAATTCATCAGGATATTGAGCAACTTCTCTGTCGAGACGGGAAAAGGTTCGGATGGGTCTGTGCAGTTGAGGGCGGTGCCTGTGACCTACGGGGATCCAACGAGGCAGGTGGCCAACATCATACGTAACAATTCAGAGAATGCGTTACAGTACGCACCAAGGATTGCCTGTTACGTCAGGGAATTGAACTACGACAGGGACAGGATGCAGAATCCCTACCACATAGAAAAACAGCATCTGAGAGAACGTGACTACAATGAGAGCACAGGTGAATACACAAACCAACTGGGTGCGGGCTACACAGTCGAGAAAGTGATGCCTTCTCCGTTCAGGTTAGAGGTAACAGCGGACATTTGGAGTTCTAACACTGACCAGAAACTACAGATAATGGAACAGATACTGTATCTTTTCAATCCAGATTTCGAGATTCAGAAATCCGACAACTACATAGACTGGACCAGTCTAAGTTATGTTGAACTGACGGGAACAACATTCAGTTCCAGGACCATACCAGTTGGCGCGGACTCCGAAATTGACGTGGCCACATTAACATTCAGCATGCCAATATGGCTGTCACCACCTGTGAAAGTCAAGAAACTGGGTGTAGTACAGAAGATCATAATGAGCATATACGACGATGACGGCGGAATAGCCAAAGGTTTAATAGATGGAGAACTCATGTCTAGGAGTTACGTGACACCAAACAACTTCGGACTGTTGGTCACGGGAAATCAACTGAGACTGTTAGGAACCACGGGAGTAAATGTCAGTTCCGGTGGTGACGGATTCCACACAGGTGCCAATGAACCGTCAAACTATGATCCTTTCGAGACTTTCGGTCCCGCGGTAAACTGGAAGTTACTGCTCGACCAGTATGGCAAGGTAACCAACGGCACTTCACAGATCAGATTGAAACAGCCAAACGGAAATGAGATTGTGGGCACCATCGCCACAACCACACTGGATGACACCATACTGTTATACAGCATTGATTCTGACACCATCCCTTCAAACTCACTGACCGCCGTGAAGAAGATAATAAATCCTGCAACTTTTGACCCAGGCACACCCGCAAACGGTGATAGATATCTCGTGATCAACGACGTTGGTGACAGCACTGCCAGTTTCCAAAGTTCCACGTGGGGCACACTGGTGGCCAGTGTGGGTGACATCATAGAGTACAACAGCACAACTTCAAAATGGAACGTGGCGTTCGAT